GAAAAGTGACAGCAGAAGACTTGTCTAGCGGACTCAACACCGGATAATTCAGCGTTGGCGTGTCCGTCATCTGGTCAAACGTTCCGCCAGAGGTCACCGATATACCGCTTGGCGTCCAGTTATTTCCGTTGCCCGAGCTGTCCTTACCTATTGCAGCTGCGGTCGCAGCAGAAGCATCGGAAAATTTTAAATAGTAACCGTTGGTGCCATAGGTGCCGCTATACTTCTTTGCAATCCACACGCCCGTGGCGCTGTCGGTCTGGCCAAAGCTGGAGGGCGTCAGGGCTTGGCCGTCAATGAAGTTCACCTCGGCCATGTAGCCGTCATATTGCGCGCCGCCAGTATAAGTGAACGTGCCAATGTCTTGAGATAAAACAGCATTGACGTATGTGTCATAGTTTTGCGCTGGAAAAGATAATCCACTTATTGCTGTTACTGTTTGTTCAACACCATTGACATAAATTTTAATTCGATTCGCCTGCGTTGATTGCGTTGTATCAACCGCAAGAACAATATGATACCACGCTGACGGATCGCGCCAAACTGGAGTAGCAACTTGCACTCCATAGTTTAACGTAGAGGCGTTCAAATAAAGTTGTAAAACATTAGACGCATTAAATTGAAATGATTGATAATCAGATATTGCATTAGCGCCAAATAGATGTTGCTGGGTGGATAGGTTTCCTCTCTTGATCCACGCGCTCCAAGTGTAGGTGCGTCGATTGCTTGCGGAAGAGGGAGTCCGCGTTAATTTTGCGTTATTGCTTGCGCGGAAGCGCAGCGAGTAGGGGATCTCGTAGCCCGCAAGCGAGGACAACAAAAGGGCATGTGCGGAACCGGGGACGATCATGGGTCACTTCACATCGTTGAGCATGGTTGCGGTGATGCGGCTGGCGGTCTCGACGTAGTAGAGCAGCACGTCCACCGCAGATGCCGTGGTGGTAAGCGTGGGAATCGCACCTCCGGAGAACTTCCAGTTCGATCCATAGGCTAGTGTTCGCCCGCCAGTAGAATCTTGAGTAATCACGATGGCGCCGGACTGGCCTGCGGTGATGTTGGTGGGATTGGCTAGGGTTCTATTCCCACCAATGGTCAGGGAGTAGTTGTTCGCAGCGTTGAAGTCCGGCGTGATTGTCGCAGCATCCGTAAGGGCTGTGATGGACCCGCGCTGCGCTACCGTGAAGGACTGATTGGCAGCAAGAACAGCGACCGTGCTGGTGACATCAGGTAATGTAAGAGTCCTGTTTGCGGACAAAGTGGCTGGTGTAAGAGTGACAATGTAGCTGCCAGTTCCACCAGCCCGGCCAAGGAGAGCGATTGCATCTTGCGTGAGTGCCTGAAGCGTTTTCAATCCAGAAGTACCTAAGACATCCAATTTGGTGCCCGGTGAACTCGTCCCGATGCCCACGTTGCCGCCGCTGTCGATCCGCATGCGCTCGCTAGCTGAAGTTGTACCGGTAGCCGTTGTACTAAATAGTATGTACGAACCAGATGCCGTAGGCGTAAATGTTTCAGCAGCATTAATGTTTATGGCTGCAGCCGCAGAGGAATATGCCCCGGCGGATGTATAACCAAAAGCACGCAAACCCAGTATGCAATCGTTTACGACAATTCCTGTCGGTGAGGTGAGTGTTCCCCTTGCCCTAAATCCTATAAAAGTAGCACCATCCGTATCATTTGCCTCTAAAATTTTAAACGGCGTATTGGTTTGATCGTTAATTTCTAATTTGTAACCCGGCGAACTCGTGCCAATACCAAGCCTGTTGTTTGCAATGTCCCAATACAAATTTGCGCTAGCATCGAGAGCGCCAGAATTATTGTACTGAACATAACCTGTATAACCGGCAACCGCAGGGGTAGCACCCGTAGGACCAGTCGGCCCCGTAGAACCGGTAGCACCCGTGCTACCCGTGGGGCCAGTTGGACCGGTCGGACCAGTCGGCCCAGTCGGCCCAGTAGGGCCAGCATCACCAATGGACCCGGTCGGGCCGGTAGGACCGGTCGGGCCGGTGGAGCCAGTCGGACCCGTAGGGCCAGTCGGACCCGTAGCGCCCGTGATGCCGGTCGAACCCGTTGGCCCGGTTGGACCGGTAGGGCCGGTAGGACCAGTCAGTCCAGTATCGCCTGTCGAGCCTGTAGGGCCTGTAGGACCAGCGGGACCAAGCGACCCAGTAGGTCCGGTAGGTCCGGTAGGTCCAAACGCTCCTGTGGGGCCTGTAGGCCCGGGAACAGTCGATGTGGGGCCGGTAGCTCCGGTCGAGCCGGTCGGGCCGGTAGGTCCCATGGCCCCGGTAGGACCAGTCGGGCCAACACCCTTCAGATCGGCAATCTCCTGCGTCGTGGTGCGCCTAGACGTACCAGACTGGACGATCTCGACCTGCTCCGTCCCGTTGAGGGAGATAGCGACAGGGAGGTTGGGGATCTGGATGTTCGCCATCAGAGTGTTCCGGTCCTTGGGATCTCGGTGAAGTCGTATGGCAAGCTCGGGTTATTGATAACATACCCGCCAGAGGTATAGGAACCCGAAAAAGCCGACGACTGAAGATCGACCTGTGTCGTGTTGACAACCGTGATCGTCCAGTTTCCGTTTGCGACAGTCACCCCCTCGACTTCGCGAACGGTCACCTGCTGCCCCGTGATCATGCCATTCGTCGTAGCTACTGTCAGCCTGATCAGGCCAGATCCATTGTTAACGGCATTCGTGATTGTACGATAAGTGACTGCATTCGGATCAGTACCGGGTAACTGGTTTGTACCCCCAGAACCCTCGCCGGTCATCTGAGTCATGCGGGGATCGGATGTCTGCACCCCGCCAGAAGATGTGACGCGCAGATCGCCACCCGGAACGGGGATGCCAGTTGCAGCGTTCGTCGTGTTGTAGCCAGACACCTGACGAGTGTTGCTGCTGTCATATGCATAAGGCTCGGTGCGCGGATTGATGATCGGCGTGGGATCTGCCGGAACTACAATCGCACGAAGCTGATTTTGCGGCTTATCGTAACAGGTATTGCAAACAAGAATGCGCTTGTTGATTAGGGATGCGCCAGCCCAATCGTACTGCCATTGCAGTCGATGGTGATTGTACCATAACCCACAACGATCACAGACCGCAAATGCACGAGGATCTCTTGCGCTAGTTCTTGCTCTACCAGACCGTGAAGCGTAGCCCATGACGCATCCTTACGGTCGGAAGTAGCTGGAAACCATCGGAGAGATATACTGCTGCGCTGTTTCTACGTTCTGCTCCGCCGCGATCGCGTAGGCTTCATCAGCCATGGGCTTCAGGATCTGGACCTTTTCAGGCGCCCAGATCATGGCAAGGCGCTGCGCCAAACCGTATGCAAAACATTCGAGCCACAGATACGGGATGTCAATCTGCTGACCATTGGTCAGGGCAGAGTCCTCGATTCTGCGAACTCGATAATACTTCAGGTACTGCGGTCCTGTGGACGTATTGGGGACCGGCCAGATCGTGACCGTGGGAGACAGAAGTCGATCAAACCAGAACACGGTCGGAAAACCCTGCTGCTCCTTGTTGGGATAGCTGGCGTACTCCGTGCGGCTGATCGGCATGATGATGCGGTCAATATCCGCGCCAGACTGATCCGTTGTGACATATGCATCGAGGATCACCACGGTATCGGCATCAACCGAATATGTGGATGTCCCCGTCGTCAGGGCAGTCGTTACGAGATCAACCTTCCAGAGGTTTACACCCTGATTCGACCAGCGGGACAGCATCAGGTTCGATGCCATCCTAGCCGACTCAAAATGCTCCTGAAGGAGAGCCGTGTTCCTGACGCCGCATAGATTGAATGCGTACAGGACCAGTTCGCCAAGCGACGGGTTGAACGTATATGTGCCGCTTGTCGCCATGACGACCTCTTACAGAGTGCCAGCCTGCTGGACGTACAGGGTGACTGTACCCGCGCCAGAGGTAATCGTCACGCGCACCGCTCGACACGGAACCGTCAGCGCAACAGCCGTCGAGGCCGAAACAGCCGACAGTCCAGTCACCGGGAACCATGTGGCCGAAGCAGCCGAATAGCCCGCGTTCGCCGGATCCTGAAAGCTGTACTCAACCGTGAACGTCGCCCCCCCAGTCAGCACCGCACCAAGACCGACATTGAACGGATTGGTGAACCAGCTTACAGCCTCGACAGGGCTGCTGCCAACACCAGTCACCGAAGTTGTGATCGACTGCATCTCAGTCTTCCTTCCTCTCTCCAGACGGAGAGACAGGCCACGATTTGCGAGCGGGACCGGTCTTCTTCCTTGTCATCGTTCGCTTCTGTTGGCTGGTCATGGACGCGGCAGCAGCAGCAGGACGACAGGCAGGATAGGGACGCTTGCCCTTCTCGCCTTCGATCCTACCACAATCCTTGCCGGTCTTCACATCCTTCCAGTCCTCGGAAAACCACTTTCCAAGTCCCCCGCCAGAGGCTTTGGCGACTCGGTTATCATCTCCAGACCACTTGCCGCCATGCGACTTGTACCACTTCGATGCCCACGCATTCGCATAGGCAGATGGGTAAACATCAAACTTGGCCCTAGCAGCCGCCTTGGCGCGGCCCCAGAGACCAGAGTTCTGAGGCTTCGCGGCCATGTCAGCAGTTCCAAGCCCGCAAGGATTTGTTGATCCGACTATTCGGATCAGCAGCCTTGGCAGAACCAGTCAGCTTTCGCTTCATGCCGGTCATCCGAGCGCAAAAGCTATCACGACGCGACCCGCCTTCCGGCTGCGGACGCTTAATGTCGTGACCTTGCGCTCGAAGCGAAGCGCGGCCCTTTTCATTCAGGCCACCGGATTCAGATTTACCTTCCTTGCGTGTCCATGCACCCGGCATATCACCCTCCTAGAAGAACGGGGGCGCAATGCCCCCGTTCAGTTTGCCTATGGGGCCGTTGATCAGCCCTCGAAGCCGGGGCGCATCGTCCCCTTCGCAGCCGACGAGAACACGCCGCCACCCGACTTGCGGGGCTTGCGGCCAGCGTGAGCCATCGCAGCAGCACCATGGATCTTGCCCATGTGCTTCGCCTTGCCACCACGCTTGAAGCCCTCGGCCTTGTTCTTGGCCTCGCGCGCCACGTTGGAACCCGCGCCAGCGTAGAACCCCGAGCCGAGATCCTGCTGCGCCTTCACACCCTTCTGAGTCTTGCCCTTCATTTTACCTTCTCCTCTTTTACGCAGTCAGGTTCAGAGCCTGAGCGTATGTGACCGTGATGACGCCAACACCGGACCCGGTATTGGTCGAAGTGACGAGGATCTTCCTGTCGGTGGTGCCGACATCGATCCAGTTGCCGGTACGGGTAGCATCAGCCCCCGGAGAGACGACAACGGAGCCAATGGTGCCGCCAGCAACCGCGCCAGCAGCGGTGTAAGCCGTTGCCGATGCCGTGTTGCCAACACCAAAAGTCGTCGCCGCACCCGTCCAAGCAGTCGTCACAAACAGCGTGATGCTGATGATGTGACTGTTCTTCGGGATCACGACTGTGGTGGCACCGCTCGCCTGAGTAACCGCAGACGATTGTGCCATGACCGCATGTCCGACATTGGCGACATCCGTACCAACGGTCGTACCCGTCGTGTTGAGAATGTCACCAGCTCGAATCGGGCCTGTGAAGGTTGTCTGTGCCATCAATTGCTCCTGCACGATAAGATCACGTTGTCGGTGCAGCGTCTGCCGGGGCAGTCAACGTGATCCGGTCACCCGGAATAGAAGGGGCGAGTTTCCCCGCCCCTTCCTTGGTCAGGTCGGGAAGCTGGCGAAGATGCTGCGCCAGTTGTAGTACCCAAACGAGTACCGCTCGTAGCCCTTCACCAGCAGGTTGTCCGTCACAAAGTCAACCTGCATGTCCGACTCAAACTTGACGCGCTCCATGTAGGAGAGACCGTCAATGTTGGTGAGCAGGAACCACGCAGACGACGAGGTGAGGAAGTCGCTGACCATGTAGCCCTCCGGCAGACCGCCGGAAGTCATAACGATGGCATTGACATCATTATCCGCCGTACCCGGACGCAGTTCCGTCTTCGTCAGACGGATCGCAACCGGCTCAAGGCCAGTCGGCACGATGAGCTTGCGCGCGCGCGCAAAAACCTTCAGGCCAGCCTGATCCTTGAAGTTGGCACGGACTGCGATCATGCCGTTCAGCAGGCTGGCTTCGTTAAGCTCAACCTGAGTCGCGGGCGTGTTCGAGACCGTGCCACCGTCAATCGGATGATCCGACGCGACGAGAGCCTTGCCGTCACCACCGATGGACGAGTTGTACGTCGTCGCGGTGTTGAGGATGTTCGCGCCATAGATCTCCTTGGTCTGCTGGAAAGACTCAATCAGACCAAGGTTCGACGGCATGAACTGCGTCTTGTACAGGTTGTCATCAACCGCCTTGCGGGTGATGGCATAGCCGAGAGCGATCTCGGTATGCTCCTGATTGTAGACGTACCGCTCACCGGCACCGTTGTCGAACGCAGTCTGACCACCCTCGGTCTTGAGCTGCGCGAGGCCAAGGAAACGCATCTCAGCGGTGCGCTCCAGAGCCATCTTCGACTCGTGCTTGGTGAAGATCTTGTCGTACTGCGACGGGATCTGCTCGTACTTGCCCTCGATGCCGCGAAGGCCGGGGAGGAGCAGGTCCTTGATGGCACTAAGATTGACAGCCATTGGTGCTTACTCCTCTCAGATGCCCGTAAGGGACTTGGTCGCGACGTTGTTGAACGCCACGATGACCCAGTTGTACGCACCCGAATCCGTGCCAGCGGAACCCGGAGGGTCCTCGACAAGACTGACAATGCGGAACGGAAGGGTGTTGGTCGTGGCCGCGCCCGTGATGAACGCACCCGAAATGCCATTGGCCGTGTTGCCCGTGCCAATCGCATAGCCGACGTTCAGGTTCACATCGCCCTGCACGATGCCGGTTGCGTCCGACTGGACGACGAACTTGGCATTCGGATCGTTGACGATGTAGCCGGTGACGTATTCGGTCGATGCAACATCGGAACCGGGCCAGTAGTTCGACCACACGGTGCGCTTCTGCGAGACCGACAGGTACTGGCAGCCGATAAAGATGCCGGCGATACCAGCAGCCGCAGTAGTGCCGTCACCCTGAACAACCTTACCATTGGCATCCGGCTCGACCGGGTCGCCAAAGAAGATGTTCGTGGCATTGTACGCGATCTGAACGGGAACCTGCTCATACGTCGGGGCAGAGCCAGTCCCGCTGTACTGACGAAAACCGTAGGGCGCATTCGTATTCGCCATAACGGATTCTCCTTCTTCAGGAGGTCCATCATCGCGCGCCGGGGCGACTTATGACCGGGGAAAAAACCTCCACACCGGGGGAGGCATGCTTAGATTCACATGAATTTTTTAAAAAGTAAAGGGGGCCTAAGCCCCCTTTAAGTTACGCCTTTGGTTACGGGTTACGACAGCTTCACCTTTGTATATTCGATCCTGCTACCGTCGATTCTGCCCTTGGTGCCATCGGCATTCTTGAAGAAGAAGCCCGAGAACTTTCGCGACGCTCCTCGTCTTCCATCTTCTGCGTCGTAGCCCCAGCAAATGTCGTCGTAGCCGGTGACATCAACAACCTCGACCGTGCGTTCGTCGCCCTTCTTCAGGTGGAAGAGACGCCCCCAATCGCTCCGAAAGATCTTGGCGACATTGGCAATCGCCTTGTCCTTGATGCGATGACGCGCCCAGCTAGAACCGCCATTGATCGTGATGACTGCAAGGAAATCGCTATCAGACATATCAAGCTCCGTAGTTGAGAGTTGTGTAAGACCGTTCATCGACCTTACACAACTACTCTACCACATCAGTTCATAGTTGTCAAGTTGCAAATTTCACTCCTTCGGGATGGGCATCGCTTCAAAGCTCTTGTTGATCTTGGGTCGAGCCATGGCGTGGTCGCGCGTCATCGTCCCATCCGGCGTACCGGCGATCTGAGCCTCCTTGGCGCGGACCTGATCCTTTGCAGCCTTGTTCTGGATGCGACGAGCCTCCTCGACAACCTCTGTCGGGCGCTCCATGAGGATCATGCCCTTGCGCTCGATGGTTCCCTTGGACCAAGAGGCAGGCATCATGCCGGGATGACGACGGGCGGGGACAGCCTCCCAGCCCATCCGCGCCAGATAGATCTGGTGCGTGGCATCTTCCTGCCCGAGGATCGACAGACGCTTCCACTCATACGTCCAGCCCTCGGGAATGATGGTCGGATCAACGAAGAACTCGTCCGTCCCCTGATCCATGTCGCCAATATGGCCCCGGATCTCGGCTGCACGACGCGCAGCGCGGGCGCGGGAGTCCTCTTCACGCACTTCCGGGCGCATTTCGGCGCGCGGAACAGCCGTGACGGTCTCCACAGGCTCCGAAACAACCTCCTCGGGCCTCGGATTGGTGCGGGGAGGACGACCGCGACGACGAGGACCCTCGGAAGCGGCAACGGGGATGGGATTGTTGACAGTATCCATGACTTTTCTCCTCAATTGGGCAACTTGCCCTCCTTCTGGAGGGCGAGTTTGTGCTTCGCGTACTCGGTTTCAGTCATTCCGAGCATCTTTGCGGTATCAGCCTCGGCTCGCGTGAGTCGAACGATGTTGGAACGACCGTTGGAGCCTCGATTGACGGGGGCAGCAGCAGGAGGAGCAGCCCGCGCCACGGGTTTTGCAGCAGAAGACAAGGGACTCTCCGTAGCAGGCTCGCTCTGAGCCGGTTCAACACGCCGAATTCGCAGCGTATCCTCGATTGCAGAGAAGTATCCATCCGTATCCGGTGCATGACCATCGGCAACCGCGATGTTATGAGCCGCAATCATCTTCTGATTGAGGCGCGGATCGGTCACGAACTGCGGATTCTTGCGTACCCAGTCGGCAGAACGAGGCGAAAGCTGCGACGCGAACTGCTCGACAGGGTCGGAATGACGCGGAACAGCCTCTTGACGAGGCTTTACCTTCATCGCTTCCCTGCCGTTCTCAAGCTGAAGCAGCTTGGCGGCGTTGTTCGACATGGCTTCCTGAATCTCAGCAGCCCGGTCGAAGTCGCCAACCGACATCGCCTCCTTCAACTGGCCTTTCAAGATGCCCTGCTCGCGCTGCATCGTCTCGATAGCGCCAGTCACAAGCTGGAGATTGGAGTCGTCAACCTCCGTGCTGGCCTGCCGAGCGCGGTTTTCAGCGTCGATACGGGCGCGACGCTCCTGCTCAAGCTGTGCGCGAAGCTCCGCAAGAGCCTTGGCAGGGTCTTGCTCCGACGCAATCTGCGCCTGAGACTCTGATGTAGCTAGCGGCTCGTCGGAAATCTCGACTTCAGGGGTCTTTTCCCCCTTCTTCTCGTCATCGAGATTGATCTCAAGCTGTTCTTCATTTGGATCAGACATGATTTTCTCCATCACCACACATCATCGGGAGACTGAACACGCCCCCTGACCTGCGTATCAGAAAGGATTCGGCACAGAACACCATTCACGGTGATGTTCCAGCCATCGGAAGGACGGAAAACAAGCCACTCATTGAGTGAAAACTTGTCCCCCTTGAACCATCCCTCCTCGTTTTCCTCGAAAGCGCGCGGCCCCATCTTCAGGAGCAGCCCAACTTTCGACTGGAAACGGTCCTCATCCGTCGTCTTGTCCGACAGATAGAGACCGCTCTTGGTCTTCTGCGGGCGAATGTAGACGCCGACAAGGATGTTGTTGTTGAAGATCTCGACCGACGAAAAGTCCCCAAGATCATCAAGGATCTTCTTTGCTGGATCGACCTCGTGTTGCATTCGCATAAACGGCATGGTGCCTCCTTACCGTTTGTTGAGTTCCATCTCTACTTCATCGCAAGCATCCAGCGCAGCCAGAAGCCCGTGAATAACACCAACTCGGAACTTATAGTCGGTGTGTTCGATTGATGCGTGTGCAGAAATCAGCGAATCCTTTGCTAATTCAATGCGATCGCGCAAATTTTTCTTCAATTCACTTTGATAAAAAGCTTGATGCGTAATCATTACTGCCCCCTAGCAGCATCCCATCAACATAATAGGAAGGAGAGGGAATGTGAAGGGATCACACTCCCTCTCCCCGGCCCAGCTCTCCCACCGGGAGGCAACGGATTGAGCCGGGCCTTACTTGCGGCTGGCGATCTCCGTTTTTTCCAACCTGCCAAGGCCAGAACCCGCGCCAGCATCCATGTCCATGTAGCTCCGGTAGACCTTGCCACCAGCACGACGAGCCGAACGCTTGTGCATTTCGATCTCGGTCTTCTGGAGGCGACCTGCACCCGAGCCAGCACCAGCCGTCATGTCCTTGTACGACATCGTGCGACCACCGTGCTTGCGGCCCATCGGCATGGGACCAGCACCCGGCATCGCAGGCGGCGGCGCGGCAGGCGGCATCGGACCAGCAGGCATACCCATCGGGGCAGCACCCAGCCCACCAACCGGCATCGGCGGCGGAACGGGACGGCCACCCGGCAGCGGCAGCGGCGGAAGAGCGCCAAGACCCATCGGAGGCTTCGCACCACCAGCATCGATCACGATGTTGATGTTGGTCTTGCCCTTGCCCTTCTTGGCGCGACCACCAGAGGCGCGAGCCATGCGATTGGCCTCGCCGCCATGCTTGAAGGTTGGCGGAAGCATCGGAGACATGCGAGAACTTTCGCGACGCTCCTCGTCTTCCATCTTCTGCTTGCGGGCAGCAGCAGCCTTCTTGGCGCGGAAAGTCCTGTACATCTCCTGCATCTTGGCTTCGCGCTGGGACTCAGCCATCTGCTCGTCAATCGGATCCATGGCCTTTGACATGGGAGACGGACGACGCTCCGTGCCAGCGTAGGACACATACCGACGCTTCGGATCAGGATTGCCCTCAGTCGCGCGCGAGAGAACGCGCTCGATGTCGCTGGTCTTGCCACCAGCAGCTCGGCGACGCGCGGGAGGCGGCGGATTGGGACGGCCACCGCTGGGCATGATGCCCTCGCCAAACGGATCTTGACCCTGACGGATCATTCGACGGTCGGCTGGCGTCAGGCGGTAGTCAGCGGGCGGAGGCGGGGGAGGCGGCGGCGGATAGTCACTCATACCGCCACCATCCTGCTTCTTGGCATAACCGCCGCGACGCAGCTTCAGTTCCGAGTGCTTGCCGCCATGCTGCGCCGTCTCGTGCTGGCGCATGGCCTTCTTCACCAAAGCCTTGTCCTGCGCGGTGTCGTCAGCCTTGCCGCCCTTCTTCAGGCCGGTAGCGCGCATGGGGGACAGAGCGCCACGCTTGACGCCAGAGAAGCCAAGCATGGCATTAGGGACAGCGGCTCGCTGGGAGGCGGCAGCCATCATGCGATTGGCCCCGCCAAGGGGACCGCCATCGTACTTCTTGGCACGACC